ATAAAGCGCTTGCTCTGATTTCATCGAATTGTTGAAAAGCAATTCTATCCATTTCTTTTTCTTCATCTGTTCTATCTGATGAATGTCTCTTTGCTTTATATGAAGGGAAAATTTCTTTCCGCTTTGAATTTCTCGAATCCCAACAAAAAGCAAAATGAGTTGTTTCAAACTGCCGGGCTAATTCCAAGACATGTCTGAAGAATCCAAATATGATTTCGGTTCTGCCTCCTTTATAAGATAACCCCGACGACAAAGCAAACTTATTGACGTATGCTAGATAATTGCAATCTACGACAACAAGAATTTCATTCATGACCGATCCTTTTTTTGCCGATTGGTTTTGAACTTCTCTTCAATTTCATTCCAAAGATTGATTACATTATCTCGTAGTTTTGTTTCTAAATTGTTATCTTCAATATATGCGATAGCCTTATCAATGCTTTGATAAGTTTTCCCGTCGATACAATCATAGACAGTATTTCCTTTCATGTCTTTCATATACTGAAGATTTCCTCTGATATCATCAATACCGTATCCAAAAATGATATAGATATCAGCTTCTCGATAAGGGTCGTCGACTGTGCTCTTCTTAACAAAACAGGTACTTTTGATTCCAATTACTTTTTTGACCTCTTTGTTACTTATCTTTGTTGAACGAATAACCTTGTCTTGCTGAGCAACTCTGATTCGTAAAGACGAATAGAAAGGGATTGCTTGCCCTCCAGGAGTGGTCTCACCATATGCTCCATCTCTGACTTGATTGGTACATCCAATGATCCAGTTGTTGTTTGCTATGATCCTGGCTGTTTTACGCAATCCTTCGGAGAATTCTTTTGCCCTCCTCATTCCCATTTTGTCTCCCTTTTCCAATTCTAATTCAGTAGAGAGGGCTGCAAGAGAATCAGTAGCAATGAGATTGATGGCTTCGTTATTATCGGGTTGCCAGGAAAAGATCTTTTCAAATACTTCAGTGACAGTATTCGGTCTGTAGTAATTTTTGGCAGCTAATTGGATTTGATAAATTCTTGCATATTCTTGATCAAGTCGAGCTTCTGGATCAAGAAACATTACTTCTCCATCTCTTTGCTGAACAGAAGCTCCTATTTCAGAAAGGATTGATGTTTTGCCGCTTCCTGATGGACCAAAGATTTCAGTAATGATACCACCTGGAATGCCTCCATTTCTGCATCTGCCGCCTGATATGGCAAGGTCCAGTAAAGTCGATCCAGTTGATATCATTTTCTTGAAATCAAAATCTTTTTTGGCAATTGGCTCCCGTAGAGTTGATTGTTCAATTTCTTCTACGAGAGAGGTTTTTCTTCGTTTGATTACTCCCATTTGTGTCAAATCTCCTTCAATGAAAGAAGTAAGGGAAGGAGAGGGTGCCAGAAAATTGACAGAATATTCATCTTATCCCTCTGTTCTTCTGCGGTGCAGTCTACTTTCGTACCTTCCCTTACAATTCATAATTCAATAGAAATTGTTAACCTCTTCGGAGTCTTCTTCTTCCTTCTGGTTGAGATTCTGATTTCTGCTTCTGATCTTCGATTTTCTTTCTCCGGGCTTCTTTCTTTTCCTCTTCGATCAGATCGGCTTCTTCCGCACAAGAATTGTAAAGTTTGCATTCTTCACATTGTTCGAGCTTATCAATATCTTCCCCAAAGGAACCACCATACGGACACTCACCTTCATTTTGTTGTTTTTCTGGCTCAGGCTCAGGAACGGATTCGGCGGTTGAATCGGATACCGATTCCGGAACATCGTCTTCTTTGGTTTCATTTCTTGCCAGGGATCGTCTTGTGCGAGAAGGAGCTTCTTCGGTTTCACCCCTTTTGGATTTTCTCTCATATTCTTCGTCAGGAGCCGATGCATCGTAGATTTCCTTGATTTTTTCATAAGGGAGAACGAGAATGATTTCATCCAGAGAGAGCGTCTGGTCAAGGATTTCGTCGGGAATAGCATAGTCTCTGCTCAGAAGTTTATGGCCTTGAATCTTCTTATATTCATCATTGGCCACTTCAAACGAAATACTTTTCCCATTGTCTATATCGAAGAATTCTTCGATACCTCCTGTCCTAGGAGATTTGGCCTGCATAAGAATTTGCTTCTCTGAGTACGAATGAGAAACTTCCCAGATCTGAACTCCTTTCTTCTCTTCATTGTTGCTGTAAACAACAACATTGTAAACACATCTTCGTTTTGGCGCAATCGAAGCAAATTCTTCATATTCTGCACCTGCATTCTGTCTTGCTTCAATATCCTCACAGATAGGACATTTCTGCTTGTAATTTCTTGCAGGACAGACGATCCATTCTTTTCCGGGGCCAATATTCTGATGAACCCAAACTTCAAGAACATACATCAGATTTCCTTCTTTGACCGGATGTCGCGGGTCCAGGATCGGAAAATTCTTCCCTGCGAGAAAAGGAATGATGTCAATGATATGAGGTTCATCTTTTGTAGGTCTTGGATACCAAAGTTTCAGTTCTTGGTTTGGATCAAAGTATTTGAAATTCTGATCCCCGTCTTTTCTTTCATAGCTTTGCTGTGCTCTTTTTGCAAGTTCCTCCCTTGCCTTCTTCCTATCGAATCGCATTGTTTTTCTCCTTTCTTTTTTGTTCCTCTTCTTCATAGAATTTCATTTTGTTTTCAAAGTAACTTCTGAAGATTGCAAACATAAGAAGTCTTACAGCGACGTATAAAATCACTGCCGTAAGAATTGTTATACTGGGCCAGATAAGAAAATCTGACAATTTTATCAACATGAAATCACTTCCTTCTTCTCAACCGAGCATTGTTTTCTTCTAAAGATTGTCGGGCCTGTTCTCTGAATCCATCTTCTGTCATTCGACTCGGAATTGATCCGTCTCTTGGTTGAGCCCAGTAGTTTGACATGAAAAGATCAGTCAGTTTTGTTAATGCCCTTTTCTTGTGCTCAAAAGCAGTAATAGCAATGTTGGTAATTTTTGCTGATTTCATTGCATCAAGCAGTTGAGAGTTAAGATTGATGACCTCTTCGTCGAGCGCGGCCACTTCTTTGATTGCAGATTCTGTTGGTTTTTCTGACAATCCATATGCCTTTGGGTTCTTTCTGACATCTGCAATTTTCTTGGTTTCGAGAAGAGATAACCGCTCCTTCAATCTATCTCTTTCGTCTTCAGCAAGGACAGCTTCTTCAGTATACTTTGCATACAGAATTGCTTGCCTAAGCCATTCCTGATCGAGAGCATACTTATCTATCTCTAGATCTTCTTTGTAACTCATATTTACAACCTCCTTTCTCTTTTATATTATAACCTATTATATTCAATTCTTTATCGTACATCTCCAATAATTTCTATTTTATCGGAAAAATTCTTGATACCTTCTTCAAATAATATTCTATTCTTTGGATTTCTGAGAACACTAGCAGGATGAATGCAATAACAGATCCAAGCGTTTTCTTTCTCGCTCCATTCAGTACAACCATTGAATTCTGTAATCCCTCCATCTTTTCCTGAGAAATACTTCAAGCCTGTATTTCCAAAAGCCAAAATCAGTACGGGGGAGAGATCTTCAATTTCATGAAGAATCCATTGTTTACATGCAAGAATCGATCTTCTATCAGGCGTTTTTGATATTCGAGGAAAACACTTACATACATTCGTAACATGAAAATCTTCTCTGAAAAGAGAATGTTTTTCAAGTTCTTTCCATAGTAGCTTTCCTGCTTTTCCGATAAATCCAATCCCTTCTTTATCTTCATCAGAACCAGGGGCTTCGCCGACAATCATAAGATTGAAATGGCCAGGAGAAGGGAGAACTGGCCCATATTCTGTTTCTTTTCCTAGATGACAATCATTACAATTTTCAAGCGATTCGGCTTGTATATATGTTCGTTGTTTTATCAATTTTCCTAAATGATTTCTTGGTACCGATAAAGATAACAGAGAATCCAGATCGTTCTTTGGAAAATCAAAACCTATTTTTTCTCTTAGTGCTTGAAAATTATCTTTTCTATTTTCTTTAATCGGAAAAGAAAAATACTTGGAAAGCTCAGATATCTTTCCTTGTTCCTTAAGAGAATGAATTTCATCTATTAAAGAATGTATCTTACTTTTCTTTGGAAGTTGAGTTTTATTCTTCTGAGAAAGAATAATCGTTTTCGTTGATTTGGGAGAAAAGAAAAATCCCTTGGTCTTTTGGGCAGGTATTGTCACAATTTTGACTTGTTTTTCCTTTTGCTCTTCTTTGGTATCGCCTTCTTCATTTCTAGGCTTTGCCGATATAGCAAGCTTTTCTCCTATCCCTTTGATTTCGATTAAGGGGACATAAAGAACCTTATCTTTTGCCTTCCATAGTAAAGGATCAGAAATTCCTATTTTTGGCAAGGCAATATCTAATCCCATTCTATATGCCTCATTGATGATTTCTTCTTTTTTTCCTTCAGAGCCAAAAGAAAGATTAGCACATATGAATTCTGTAGGGTAATAATATTTACACCACGCAGTCCAATATCCAAGAATTGCATATTCAATTGAATGCGAAAAATTAAAACTGTATCGCGCATGAGATTGTAGCATCTCCCAGAAGGCATTTGCTTGTTTCTCTGAAAATATCTTTTCTTTCTTACAGCCTTCAATGAATATTTTCTTGAAGGGCAAGAATTCTTTTGGATTTCTTTGTTTTGATATAATTTTTCTAATTTTATCTGCTATCGAATATGAAAGACCTGCTATTTTGTAAATGACTTCCATGATTTGTTCTTGGTAAACAATAATGCCATAGGTATCTTTGACAATTGATTCATATTCTTTCGATTCAATCTTTCTCTTTTTCTTGCTGTGTTTTCTGGATATGTAATCATTTGTCATCCCAGAATCGGAAGGCCCAGGTCTTATCAAGGCAATAATATCGCTCCATTCGTGTATATTTGTACATTTAATCTGCTTGGCCAATTTACTTGCCATCCAAGTATTCAGTTGGAAAACTCCAGTATTGTTCCCTTCTGATATTTCTTTGAATACTTTTTGGTCGTCTAAGGGGATTTTTTCAAGGACAATTTCTTTTCCTGTATTTTCTTCAATGAGCCTCTTTGTTTCGCTCAGAATAGATAAGGCATTCAAACCAAGAACGTCAAGTTTCATCAGCCCCATGAATTCAGAATCTGTCATCCCCCAATTGATAACTGTTTGCCCTGATCGAACAACAAGATTTCCTCTTGTCCCTTGGGATAGATCATCAGCAGAAATAATGATCCCAGCGGCATGTTGGCCATTGCCTCTTATTTGGCCTTCAAGTTTGATTGCTATTTCTACTTGTTTCTTGTATTTGCTATAGTATTGTTTGCCGACTTCGCTGTTTTTAACTGCTTTTGAAATAGAATCTTCATCGTCGTCTTCAATTGCTTCAATTGTTTTTGCGAAGACATCCGTTTCTCGTGCTGGGATATCAAAAACTCTTCCAACGTCACGGATGGCGGCTCTTCCCTTCATACTTAGAAAAGTGGATATAGATGAAACATTATTCGTCCCATAAAGAGCCTCCAAATGTTCTCTTACGAGATGTCTCTTTCGATCTTCAAAATCAATATCTATATCGGGAAAATCAATTCTATCTTCACTGATGAATCGAGAAAAGAGAAGACCAAATTGAATTGGATCAACACAAGTGATTTCAAGAAAATATGCAACAAGACTGCCACCT